ACGACGACCACCTCGACGGCGATAACGGCGACGACGAATAGGGCTTCTCTTAGTGTATGCCATTGCTTTCTTATATATTAAATTTTGAAAAAAAAAAATAAAATTCAAAACGTTTCATCGATGAGTGAAAATGACAGCAAGACATTGGTGCATCACTTCCTTCCAAACTCCGCTATTGGAACAATACGATCCAGAACTATATGCGGCACACTTCGATGAATTCCCAAACATCAACTATCTCATATTCCAACTTGAGAAGGCTCCAACTACCGATCAAGTACACCTACAAGGTTACATCGAGTATAAGAAACCTGTGAGAATGGGAACTGTAAAGGCAACATTCGAAGACAACACTGCGCATATCGAGAAAAGAATTGGAACCCGTGAACAATGCATTACCTATTGTAAGAAAGAAGAATCCAGACTGGAAAATACTGAACCCTTCCAGTATGGCATCTGCCATCAACAACAAGGTCAACGCAACGATCTAGAAGCGGCTTGTACTCTACTCAAAAGATCTCTCGATATAAAAGATCTAGTCGACGAAATGCCCGGACTATATATCAAATATCACCGCGGTTTCGAGAAAATGGTTTCTGTACTCAAGGAGAAGAGAACTTGGAAGACAATGGTCTTTGTTGTTTGGGGAGAACCTGGTTCTGGCAAAACCCGCAGCGCGTACGAGTGGAATCCCGATGCTTACTTCCTTCAAAGAGGAAATGGCAAGAATCTTTGGTTCGATGGTTACTATGATCAGACCTGTGTCATCATCGATGACTTCTACAATACAATTCCGTATGATACTATGCTTCGTCTATGCGATAGATATCCTTGCCGTGTAGAATGCAAAGGAGGTTCTACCGAATTCCTTGCCCAAAAGCTGATCATAACCACCAACCTGAATCCCAATGACATTTATCCAAATGCTGGCAACAATGTGGATGCCTTCTGGCGTAGAGTAGACCGAGTCATATACTACAAAGATGACATACCCTATCTCTCGGACAGATATGGTGGTATAAACGAACGCGTCAATGCGGATGTGATCTACAGTATGGGTGTCCTTACTCCGGTCACTACCCCTGTCGAATAAGTGTCTCCAGTGTCTCTGTCTCAGAAGTGGCGGGTAATACTATTCCGCCACTTCGGAGACACCCTAAGCCTCTGAACCCTAAGGGTTATGCGTAATAATGTTTTTAAAAGGCGACACTAAGGTGCGGCATGCGCCGCGAGCAACAACAATATAGATTAAGCATCCTTGAAATAGAACTTACCATTCCACATAACGGATGCAGCTGAAGCGTCACCATCGTTCTGATTACCGGCAAATATAGCCATGTAGGGAACAAATCCCTTAAGAGCAGTTGCAGAGTTATCAACAAACTGCAAGTCACCTCTGTATCCAAGTTTAACACCAGGAATCCAAATCTTGACAAGCTTATGTGTAGAATATGATATGTTGGTGACAAGTCCAGCGTTCAACGTCGTATGCAAATAATGTGTACGATCATAGATAATACGATTCTGCTGAGTATCAAGTGTCTGAACAAAAGAGAAGGCGCTATTATCCATCAAAGAGGCACGATTAACAGTAGTATCCTTAGTAGAAAAGATGACAACACGAATCGAGATCTTGTTATGATAAATCTGATACGGCTGATTACCGTCAAAGGGAGTGTTAGCCAAAAACAAACGAAGAGATATTCCACGACATCCAATATGATCTCCAATCCTAGTAGACTCCGACGTGCCCTGAGCCAAACCAGCGGAACCATTGAGAGTAGAGATAAGATTCCAAAAGACCCCAGCGTTATTGAGACCGTTCTGAGATACAAACGAAGGGGAATACAAAATCTGCTTTGTCTCAACTCTACGGCTAACAACTTTGTTCGCGATGCGTCTAACCGCTTTATACAAAGGCTTGCTCATAGTACGACGACCACCTCGACGGCGATAACGGCGACGACGAATAGGGCTTCTCTTAGTGTATGCCATTGCTTTCTTATATATTAAATTTTGAAAAAAAAAAATAAAATTCAAAACGTTTCATCGA